ATTTTGCAAATTACAATCACACCCTTTTTAATCAAAAAAAAATAGCGTATCAAGACTTTTTAGATAATTGTGTACACTATTGTAACGCAGGTAAATTTACAATTAATAGGCAATTAATAGCATTTGTATCAGGTGTTAAAACTAAAGAATTAATACTGTTAGATGATAACAATGTACCTGTCAAAATATCAAACGTTGATGTATTTTCTAAAGAAATAAAAAAGATATATGCAACACAATTAGAAAATTACTACAAAAAATATACAGAATTAACCAGCAATAAAACTGTACAAGGAATTATTAATGAGTAAAGGTTGCCTTGTATTTGCATTTAATAATGAAAAAATAAATTATATAAAACAAGCAGAAAGTTTAGCAGTAAGAGCAAAGAAATTTTTAAATTTGCCCACCACTTTAGTAACTGACATAAACATACAAAACGATTTGTTTGATAAAATTATTGTTGTTGAAGATAATTCATACACTGTAAAAAAAACATATAGAAATGGAAACGAATCAGAACGTCTTAGTTTTAAAAATAGTAGTCGTGTTTTAAGTTATGATTTAACTCCTTACGATGAAACAATAGTTTTAGATAGTGATATTATTATCTGTAATAATCAATATACTAAATGTTTTGAACAAAAGACTAAAAGTATTTTGCTTTATAAAGATGCATTTGATGTTTGTAATTATAGAAATACAAGAGAATTTAAATATGTAAGCAATACAGGATGTGATTTTTATTGGGCCACATGTATATACTTTAAAAAAGATAAAAATTCAAACATATTTTTTGATTTAGTCAAACATATTTTTGACAACTACAATTATTATAAAAGGATTTATCAAATAGCATCTAATGTGTATAGAAATGATTTTGCATTTAGTATAGCGGTGCATATAATGAATAACTTTCAAAAAAGTGACAGCATAGGTATTTTTCCTGGCAGTCTTTACTATTCAATAGATAAAGACCTTATACAAAAAATAAATGATACTGAAATACTATTAGTAGCAGAACACGAACAAAGACAAATTCCTATAAAATTGAATGATATAAATTTGCACTGCATGAATAAGTTTGCCTTGGAGAAATTGCTATGAAAGGTTATTTGTTGTACGCACAAGGAGAAACACATGTCAAGTATGCTATTGAACTAGCTAAAAGTTTACAAGATGAACTACCTATTAGTTTAGTTACTGACAAGCAAATAACATCAGATTTATTCGACAAAGTAATTTATGTTGAAAAAAATAAAGATAAGTTTCACGTTAAAAATAGATCTTTGTTATGGAGTTTAAGTCCTTACGAAGAAACCACAGTTATAGAAAGTGACTGTCTAGTAACTTGTAGTATGGATCGTTGGTGGAATAAAAACAAAGATAAGGATCTTACATTTATAAGCAAAGCATTTAACTATAGACAAGAACCTAGCAATACAATTTATGATAGAAAAACATTTGTAAAAAATGATTTACCTAATTTATATGTTGCATGTTATTATTTTAAGAAAACAGAATTTACAAAAACTTTTTGGGATTTGGTTTATAAAATCAATACTAATAAAGAATTCTACATACAGTTTTTGAAAGATGTAAATCCAGAAGTACCTAGCATGGATAGAGGCATATGTTTAGCAGCTAAATTACTCAATTGTTTTGATAAAGTTGCATATACAGGTGATGATCCTATGTTTGTGCATATGAAACCTTACGGCCAAGGATTTGAAAAACCTGCCGAAACTTGGAGTTCTATTTTAGGATTTTATAGAACACAAAAAGAATTGTTCATAGGAAATTATAAACAAAACGGAATTATACACTACATTGAGGACGTTATATAATGTTTTATGTTTATTTTGATAAAGATACTAAGCATATATTAAGTATCTCTAACGAAGAAGATGCTACACAAGATTTTGTTACAAAACAAAAAGAAGATGTTATTGATTTCTTAACAGGCGAAAAAAATATAGCAGAATATAAGTTCGACAGAGATTTTAACATTACAAATATTATACAACAAACACCAAGTGTTAATGAATTGATAGTAAAGGTACCATACAACAAAAACAGTGATATTTGCATTTTCCATGACTCTGTGTGGAAATTTAAGTTAAACCAAAATAATAATATCAATTATAATAGCAATTTATTGTTTGCTGTTACACAAAAAGATAATCCTAATATACTAATAAGAAATTTAGTTGTTTCATCGTCAACATTAAGAGATCAAGAATCTATATCTTTTAAATACCCAATAGAAGAAAATTTAGAAAACATTTCATTATGGGTATTCAACTGTCCATATACATGTGGGTTAGCCAATGATTAAAATAAAACCATACGACTATGATATCATTTACCTGAGTTATGACGAACCAAATGCAGAAGAAAATTATTATGATATAAAACAAAAAATTCCCTGGGCAAAACGTATACACGGAGTAGAAGGATCTGATGCCGCACATAAAGCCTGTGCAGACATAGCAGAAACAGAAAGATTTATTACCGTAGACGGAGACAACAAGATTAGCGAAAACTTCATAAACGAAGAAGTTAGTTTTTCAGATGATGTAGATATAGAGCGTTGTGTAGTAAGTTGGAGTGCTTACAATATGATAAACGGACTTACCTACGGTAATGGCGGAATAAAATGCTGGCCAACTGAGCTTGTAAAAACAATGCGTACACACGAAAATGCTGATCCTAATAATACTGCTGCAGGAATTGATTTTTGTTGGGATTTAGAATATCTACAGATCAACAGAGTGTATAGTTATGTATATAACAATTTTACTCCTCAGCAAGCCTGGAGGGCAGGATTTCGAGAAGGGGTTAAGATGAGTTTATTAGAAGGCTTAAAACCTTCAGTAGAGACTTTTTGTAAACAAGTGCCAAAGAAAAATCTCGACCGACTAAAAATTTGGCAAACTGTAGGAGCAGATATAAAAAATGGAACTTGGGCAATCTATGGAGCCAGAGAAGGCTGTTATAAAACTATGTGTACAGATTGGGATTATGTAAATGTACGGAATTTTGAATATTTAAACAACCTATGGAAAACAGAATATAGTCAAATACAAGAAGACAAACTCGACTACGAAATTATGGGTTTAGGATACACACTAAATCATGAATTAGATTTACAAATTCCTGTAGATTATTATAAAACAGAACAAAGCAAATTTTTTAAATCTGTATATATTCCTGCTAGTCGCACACCAAAAGAAGTTGATGCTATGCCAGAAACAGCAGAATATGATATTGTAATGATATCTTACAATGAACCAAATGCTGAAAAAAATTATAATCAATTAGTTGAAAGATTTCCACGTGCTAAAAGAATACACGGAGTCAAAGGAATACCAGCTGCTCATAAAGAAGCAGCAAAACTTTGTAGTACAGATTTAATTTGGATAGTAGATGGTGATGCTGAAATTGCAGATGATTTTAACTTTGATTACAGATCACCGGACAATGAAAAACATTTTGTAAAAGTTTGGAGAAGTATAAATCCTATAAATGGATTACAATACGGCTACGGCGGAGTGAAACTTTTTCCAAGACAAGCAACACTAGACATGGATATAACAAAACCTGATATGACTACAAGTATTAGTAGACATTTTAAACCAATGAAAAGTGTAAGCAATACTACTGCATTCAACACAGATGCATTTAGTGCTTGGAAAAGCGGATTCAGAGAATGTTGTAAACTGGCTAGTAGTATAATAGATAGACAAAAACAAAACGAAACTGATGAAAGACTTAATGTATGGTGCAAAGATGCAGACGAATCTATACCTTTTGCAAAATATGCAGTTGATGGTGCAAGAGCTGGAAGAGAATATGGAACAACTAATAAGGGAAAAATAGAAGAATTAAATTTAATAAATGATTTTGATTGGCTACAAGCAAAATATAACAGTACATATGGAATTAAAAGTATAGAAACTGTAGATCTAGAATCAAATGATATTACAGATTTATTAGATAGATTTGAATTACTGTATGGTAATATTATTGAAAACGTAAGAAGATTTTACAACGACAAAGACATATCAAGTGTATTTAAATTAACTGATAATGAAGATCTACGCAAAGCAGTGCTTGAGAAAAATTTATACAGTCTGGGAAGATTGATGCCGGAACTATCAGACGAATTCAAATTATTAAATGATGATAGTTATAGTTTGTGGCGTATATTAGAAAAATATACTAAAAGTAAACTAGTTCAACCTTTGAAAAAATTATATTCACAAGATATAAGTTTTGACAAAGATTGTGTCAGTAGAGGACAATTAAAAAGTAAACTTTGGTTAGTAAAAGAATTAAAAAATCTAAATCTAGAACTTGGAAATATATTTGTGTGTGCAGGTTGGTATGCTACTATAATACCCTTGTTACAGGAACATAATATACAGTTTAACAAAGTTCGTAGTTTTGATTTAGATCCTAGTGTTTGGAAAATTGCTGAAATATTCAACAAAGACTTATTAG